TATATCATAATATATCATAATATATCATAATATATCATAATATATCATAATATATCATAATATATCATAATATATCATAATATATCATAATATATCATAATATATCATAATATATCATATAAAAAAATAATAAATATCACAACGTCATACATAATAACAATCCTTTATATCCGTCAGTCTATATATTTAATGTTCGAGTGCCCTTTTTAGGCCTACCGCGCCCTTTTAATATTTGAATATCTGCTGTGTCCTCTATAATTGATGTGATTTCTTCATCGCTAACCGAAAGAGTCTCTATATTATTATCGCTATCATCAATTGATATCTTGTTATGAACATTCTTTATAATATTATCTATATCTTCGTATTGTTTTTTATCGTTAGGTTGCGATGGTATTCCCCTATTCTGTGTATTCATATTTTGAGCATATTGTGGCATATTTGAAGGTACAGGGTCGCTATTTAAAGAACCGAAGAGATTACTTACCATATTGAATAACCCCATATTATCATTGCTTGACCCACGATTTTGAGACATTTGCGGCATTTGTTGAGGAGCACTATTTCCCATTACATATTGTTTTGCCGCAGCATTTTGAAACTGTTTCATTAATTCGGGATTAGAACGGAGAACATTCTCTACATCGGGCAAAGGCTGTTCTTTAAACATTCTGCTCGTTAAATGGAACATAAACGCACTCCCAGATAATGATATAAAGAGCCTCAATTCAGGAGCCATCTTCTTACCGGTCGCCTTATATTTATAATGTAATTCCTCAAAAATATCATCATAATCGTTAATATTCTCATTGACCTGTTCAGACCATCCGTCTAATTTAATAGAAAAAGGATCATATCTCCCGTTTATATATTCAGTACCCGAGATAAATGCCATTAACATTTTTTGCTGAAATCTTATGCTCCCATCCAACTCCTTTTCTCTAATTATCCTATTATATTCGGTTCTCATCTCCTCAATATCAGAGTTCATATTGAATTTGAAAGGAATCTTAAATCCCTTAGATTCCATTCTGTCAAGTTGATATATTATCTCTCTTTTTTCATTTATCTCGTTCTTTATAATTTCTTTAGGACTCAAAAACTTATTTTTATTTCTACTAATTCCTCTATCTCCGTCACTTACTACACTACTGCCATCGCTGCCATCGCTGTCTCCGCTACCGCCGCTGTCATCGCTGCCGCCACTACCATTGCTTCTACTACTTGCGGTGCTTTCATCGCTTTCATCGCTTCTACCACTTCTACCGCTCGCTTCGCTAATATTATCATCATATATTTTCTTTATCTTACCGCGATTTGAACTCTTTTTACTTTCATCACTATCACTCTCGGTTTCTATTCGCGAACTTCTCGCTATCTTGTCTTTATTACGATATATATTGCCTATGTTTTTCATATATTTCTTTTTACCACCAGAAGAACTTCCGTGCGAAGAACCACCAGAAGACATAGATATAACATCATCGCTAATTTTTTTTCTGTTAAACAATTCCTCGCTTATTGCTATATTATTCTGCTTGTTGCTACTCGGTATATTAAAATTAAAAGATTGCTGTCCATTGAAACTTTCTCTATTTAATTCAATTAAATCATCATTTCTATTATTATAATTAGATAGTAAAGCCATATTATATATTTATTTGGGTATCAAATGTTTATATATCTATTATAATTTTTAAATGTTTATTAATACGCATTCTAATAAAAATAAGTTTCATAATATTTAGCTATTTCTGTGAGATAGCCACGATAACCAAGTGCCAAAAAATAATTTCCCCGATTTTACATAATATTCAGGATGAAATTGTATTCCTAATATATCCCGCTTTTTATGATATAATATATCTATCATATCCCTTCTTTTCATTAAAGCTTCTATATTCTTATTAACTTTAATAACAATATCATTGTGATTATATCTATATATCGTTTTTGTAATATCAAAAGGATACCTTATTTTTAAAGCTTTATTATAATTTCTTATATATCCAGCATTTCTCTCCTTAACATTAGAAAACTTCCCAAATCTTATCGCAATATATTGCATTCCGTAACAAATTGCCAATATATGTATTTTATAAGAACATTTAAATATTATCTCAGGAACCTTCGGAGATCTTCTATCAATTATGCGATAATCAGAACCAGATACTATAATAGCATCAAATTTATCATCGAGATTATTCAATAATTTGGCAATACCTTCTTCATCATACCAATCCCTAAAAAATAATCTCGCATTTCTTATAGACCTTTTAAAACGCATCTTTCTTATATTATTTAACACAGGATTGCTATACATCATTACTATCAATATTTTAGGACGCTTCTTCTTTTTCATTATCTTCATTATAACATAAGCTACTACTATATATTTTATTATATTTATTAGAAATATCCCCTTTCATATTACTTCTAATATATGATACAGTCTGTAAGCATGCATCGCTCAAATCATCCTTTTTCTTATTTTCATTAAATATCTTCTGTAATTTATCATCATCACTTATATATTCTCGACATAACGCAATACTTAGCAACTTATTATTTTTATATTTATCCCTTCTAAATCCCTTCTTATTTCTCGCACCTCCTCCAATAATTCCTTCCTTCTCTTCAATATTTATAATATATGTGTGATTTTTAGTCTTTAATGACGCATTTACAAGAACAACACTACCAACATCCTTGTCCCAATATTTAATTAAACTAAAATAACCATAGATAATATGCTGAATAGTTTTCATAATGCCGTTTAAATTTGAAGGCTGATTCTCTATCAATACATAATCTATCATATCAATACCCCTGCTTTTCAATCCACCAATTATATTATCCATCTCAATATATATTCTTTCAGATATATCATCAATTCCCCTGATTTCCTTCTTGGATGCTGCCAATTCTATAATACGCCAATCCAATATCTCCAATATCTCAGTTTGTCTTATTACACATAAAGCAAGATTCTTAACTCCAATATCAAAACTAATATATATCATTTCCTAATAATATCATTATATCCTTATTTACTCGCTTCGCATAAAGTCTCTCAGTTTTTATTAACAGATTTTTGAATTTCAGTTATTATTTTTGGACTATATGAGGTAATACTATAATGCTTTATAAGTGCTGCAAGATCCTTCCAAAATGTATCTCCTTCATATTTTGTATTGTATTTATTAATTTTCTTACATTTCTTATATAACCATTTATATGTCTTCTCTAAATTTTCAGATTTCTTTGATATCTTACTAAGTCTTTGTTCCTTTATTAACCTATTTATATAACTTTTCAGCTCATCGCATTTATTGTAATTTGGTAACGTCTCTCGTAAATCATAAAATTTCATATAATTATACGAAGGGCATATCAATAAATTATTAGTATAATCTATAAATGTCGGGTTATTATCTATTATTAATAATCTTTTGCTAATATCATAATTATTTGGTATCTTAATGCTTTTACTTATTAAAGGCAATATTTTGGTTACGGATTTCTTTATATCACCATATTTATCAATAATACAATTATCGCGTGTAAATAATGGCCTATCAAACTTAAAATTATTATGTTTCTCTAGTATGGCTATTTCTTTATTCGCCCATTTTTTCTCAGAAGCCGTATAAATATAAAAATAGCTCGCTGGATATAGCCTTTTCATAGCATTAATAAATGTAAAAAAATGCGGACGCACTAATAGCGATTTCTCTGAATAACTTTCATTCAAATATTTATTACATAATGCCGTATATTTATTCAACCCTTTCATTTTATATTTTTTAACCAATTCAATAATATTATATAAATCACACTGATAATTACAATCTCCTATAATAGTTCCATCTAAATCTATTATAAATATGTAAGGATCAGCATTGCCCCTTTTTTCTTCTCTGTTATTCATTAAATCTATTATAATATTATATTAGAATATTGCTTTATAAATAGAAGGTATATAAGATAATGGCCGAATCTCACATATTTAATACTAAAAATATGTCTGCTTATAGCCACTTTTCAAACACAATTAATAAAAAATATCTTGATTTAAATAACGGTAAAGAAAAAGATATTAAACTACCCGATTCATTAATTAAATATTTTAAGGACAAAACGCTAAAATATAATCTTGATAAAAGAATATTCTATTATAAGCATATAACGAACAGATTAAAAGATATAAATAATAAACAATGTCTAAAAGAATATCCTATCACTTCTAAAAAAAATGAAGATGTTCATGGATATAATATAGATAATACAGTATATCTTACAAAAAAATTCGGTTCTATCAGCAAATACGGATATATTTACATAGCATCTATTAAAAATGAAGTTGGTAAATATCCTATTGCTTCAAAAATTATGATTAATAATAAGGTTAATCTCTTTGAAGCACAGATTAACTTGAAAATAACAGATAAAATTATTAAAAATATGATATCGAGACATTTCATTCTAACTTACAAAGTTATTATCTGTGACAAAATATCTAATAAAAACTTGCCAGATATAGTTCTAAATAAGAAATACTACGTATTATTAAATGAGCTGGCGCGAGGAGACTTAAAACAGCTATGTAATAATAAAACATTTCTTAAAAACGATAGCGTATTATATAATGTATTTATTCAAATAATGTTATCTATATCTACATTTCATCATCTTGGATTCATTCACGGAGATTGTCATTGGGGCAATTTTCTATATCATACAAATTATAATGTAACTAAAAATAGCTATCATCACTATAACATATATGGCAAAAATTATTATCTAAAATCTTGCGAATATACTATGTATATTTATGATTTCGGTTTTGCCGAAAAAATTAAATCGGCAAAACTGTCAGATATTGAAGCCGACTATGTAAGATTAATTAATGCTTTTAGAAATAAAAAGATAGAACCTCGTTCTTGGATATCTATAGATAACAATCTGCCTTCTGACGATGTAAGCGAATATGTTAAAACATTTAAAAAAGCTATTTATAATAATCGTAGAACCGGTGAAAGCAAAAGTAGCGGAACTATTTACAAAAATAACAGCACATATTTAGAAAAACTAACTATCGATACAATTCTACCAATATTATTAAAAACTCCCGATAAAATATTCGTCTCCAAATTACCTCCTAATGCTACAATTATTAATAAAAAACCCTATTTTATCAATAAAAATATATTTATAAAAGACTAATATGAATCAATACGCGCGTTGGCATCTGCCATATATTTAGCAAATAACTCTTCCATATATTCGGTCATTGTTTCAAAACCAACATATATCATTTCATCAATCTCCTTTTTAGTTATATGTAATCGCATCCCCTTTCTCGCAAATATTATATTCATCCCGCTATTTAACACGAGATTTTGAGGACGATAATAATTCGTATAATTACTATCTTGAATCTGCTTTAATAAAACCTCTTTTACTCTTAGCATATTTAATATTGTCATCAACTGTTTTACAATATATATTATATTGATGTTTTTCACAGGAATATTCTCTACCTTATCATTTGGTTTATACAAAAGCATCCCTAGAATATTCTCGCGCGGCACATCCGCAAATATTTTTATAGGAAAATTATTAGTTAATCCTCCGTCATAATAATGATAATCCCCAATATTTATCGGTTTAAATAATAACGGTATAGACATTGAAGCGCAACACGCCTTATATACACAGACATCAGGTGTTTTATCAATAGAAAAAATCTCGTTATCGCAAGTATTTATATTCGTACAAGATATATACATATTTATTCCGAAACTTTTAGATAATTGTGCAAATGTAATCGTTTCTGATATATCACCTTTGTTATATTCATTAATAACACACATATCGGCATATTTTCTTTTTATAATCGTTTTTAAATGTTTTATCATTACCTCTGTATCAAATAAACCTAATTCGGTTATTAATCTGATGTATTTTTTAATAGATAAAAAACATAATTCATTATCTTTCATACAATTATATAATACTTCCTCCATCTCATCAATAGTTAATTTTAGAGCAAACATAAGTCCAATTAAAGAACCTATTGAGCATCCGGCTATATGTTTTATATTCTTATGTATATTATTTAAATATAAGTATCTAAGTGCGCCTACAAATATAACACCGCGCATACCACCGCCAGATAAAACTAAATGTGTGATATTAATGTTTTTTATATTTAATGTGCTCGTATTCTTTTCACTCATTTTTAATTATATAATATTATATATATTATATCCAAATATCGCATATATCTCTTAAATATGCGAATTATATTCGTGAATACTAACCTTATAGTATAAAAGAGCCTCTTTAGAAGCATTATTTTCCGCTTCCTTTTTAGTATTTCCCGTCGCCGTAGAAATAATGCTCCCATTCTTATCCTTGATACAATATGTAAATATACGAACATTATCTTTAACAGCTATATTAAGCTCTTTAAATTGTGGTACATCCTGTAAAGAATGAAGCATATGAGATACGAGCATATCCTTGTAATTATTTTTAATTCTAATAAGTTCGCAAAAATCTATATAATTTTCTATGATATATATAATCCAAGATTCTACAACGAAATATCCCGCTCCCGAAGAAGGAGTTATATTAATATTTGGAATAATAACACTGTCAGCTTCCGTTTGAAAATCTAAATAAAGTGCCCCTAAAAATGCCTCAAATATATCCTCCATAATTTTATAGTTATTTCTTCCCCCCGATTCCTCAACCTGCTTAGATATTATGGCAAACTTCGGTAAGCCTATTTTATCAGATAAATATCCAAGCATCTTCCCATTAACTATCTTTGTCCTTATTTTTGATAGAAATCCTTCGTTTTGGTCTGGAAATCTGTTATATAAATAATTAGTTACAATCATTCCAAGTAAAGAGTCCCCCAAAAACTCCAATCTTTCATAAGACATATCTTGAAGGGGCAAACAATCGCTCGGACAATTCGCATTACTTTTCTCAAAATCTATATTTTTCATAGTACAATAAGATTTATGAACGAATGCGACGCGATATAAATTGATGTTCTTTATTTTTAAATTAGCCAGCCCATTGCTACTCAATAATTTATATAAGTCTTCTTCGCTTAAAAGCGTATTTTTTGAATTATATGGTTGGTTTTCAACATCAATCTCCATCGTTTTATTATGAATATTATCAATTCTTTTCATCTTGCCTATCTCAATTATATAATTCTTAAAATATGATTATATCAATTTTTATATATATAAATATTAAATGTATTTTTCTTTTAAATAGAATAAGATAATAAATGAGTTATCTAGCTAATGATATAACAGCCCCCCAAATCCAAATAGATTCGGTTGCTATTGGGTTTCAATTGGATGCTGAAAACGAAGCAAAAAATATCAATAGTTTAGATTTAAATAAAGATGAATTTTTGGCTGTGGGAGAAAAAACTTATATTCCCGGCGATACTTCAAATACTAAATGGTCTCTTCTCGTTAATAGCAAAGGTACTTCTGTAAATGCCTCAAGAAACCTCGCTCGCGAAAGTTTAACTCTTGATACATCGTTATATGTAGATAAAAACATTCATTGTTCGGGTATTATTAAAGCCGCTGGGTTAGAGCTTAATAATATTAGAATTGACAATACTACGACAATAACAAGCAATTTAATTAGAGATTTTATTGTTAAAACTAATGATCTCGTAGTATCGCAACCTTTTCAAACAGGCTATATTACAAATTACAACAATCTCTATAATATTAATTATGATGTTAAAAATGTTTATACACCTAACTTCGTTACATTTGGTGGTCATATTGATACATACAAAAATACCCATCCGCTAAACATCGTAACAACTCCTAACAATAAATTCAACAGTATGCATATTTCTATAAGAAATGATACAAATAACGATGAAGAACCTTCAAGAATGTGTATAGGTATGATTGGCGGAAGCAATATATCGCCCGCTATTATTTCTACAACAAGAGGAGTTCCGCTTGAATTTCATATCAGCACCTCTTCAGAAAGTATTGACGCGGCTTACGGAACTAAAGCATTTCCTATATACAACTCAAATAATGTTCCGGCAATGACAATTGATGCCAATAATAATGTAGGTATCGGTACTAATAACACTTCGCAAAAACAATATTATAAAAAGATTTTCACAAATAATAACACAACAAATGTTGAAAAAATCGGTAAATCTAAATTTGAAGTAAAAGGCTTATCTACATTTGACGACATTTTATTGCATGATTACCAAACAAATACTTATAAACATCTCGATGATATATATATCCGCGGAACAGGTATAGGGGTTCTCAATGCTACACAAATAAAAGGTGGCGATTTTACCGATACAGAATCTTTATACACATTTAAAAATGATTTAACAGTATCAAATATATTAAATGCCGGTGATACAAATATAGCTAAAAATGCGACAATAGGATGTAATTTAACAACTAAATATTTAAAAGTTAATGATCATTCAATCTTTGAAGGTACAGTAGAATTTAATAATGATATTAATTTTGATAATGTTCAAAATATTAACATTAATAATCTAAATATAAATAATGATCTTTTCATTAATAATAAACGTATCACAGCTCTCAATATTACTGATACTTTTTCAGGGAACTTTGAAAAAAGCGTCATAGAAGGTAGCAACTATTTATTTGTTTATGTAAGTAGTAATATCGCTTCTCTTGACGCTAATTGTAATGTTAATTTTCCTAATAAATTGGGAATTGGTCTTACAGATACCGACGGTTTTGATGGTGTCCTTAATATTATCAAGAATGATAGAACTACTAGCAACAATTTTGACATATTGCTAAAAAATACCCTTGAAAACAAGAGCTATATCGCAAATATAGGAAGACTCTCGCGCCTTGATTATAACGATAATAGCTTGATATTTAACACTAACAAGGTTCCAGGAAAAAATAATAACATATATTTTTATCCTTCAAGTGATTTATCTGAACTTACTTCAAATCGCTTTCTTCCCAATTTAAAAAATACACCTCCGACACTATCGTTATTAAATGGCAAGGTTGGTATAAATAAATTGAATCCTAATAATCTTTTTGCACTTGACATTGAAGGTAAAATAGCTGCTAATGATTACTTTGTATCTCAAGATAATATTTTTAAAAGGACAAAGAACTTTATTTATAATAATGGAAAAAACTTTTTTAACTTATATGATACATCAACTGATAAGTTTTGTATCAATTATAACGAGCTTATATCGTTCGCATCTGATATGAGAGGTCTCAATGTTAAAAAAGGGATTAACGCCGATTTATATTACCAGAATAACATATTATTAGAAACTCTGCAAAAAGCAAGTTCGACAGATAGTTTTTACACTAATAAGAATATATCTATAGGATGGAATGGTGAGGCTAATGTTACTCCTCTACAAGTAAGAAACTTATATACTAATGATTATAATTATTCAACTATACGCATTTATAGAGGCGTAAGAGGCGGTGGTCTTTTTAATAATGCCGATTATAGTGGTATTGATATCTGCGAATATGATAGAGATATAAATCAGGACAGAAATAAAGAAAAATGGTTTATTTATAAAAATCACAAATATAATGACCTTGACGCAAGAGATTTTATGCGCGTAGGCCCTTTGCAAATTGGATATACAGATAAAACAATTGAACCTACATCATATGGTATGTCATTTTATTATGACCCTGCGAGTTCAAAATATCACATAGATGTCAATAACCCCAAGGTTTCATATGACGATAAATCTGCTATGACAATATATGGTGATCTAAATGTTCACGGAAATGTTAATATTTTAGATAATGAAGGATGCAATTTTAATTTTACTATGAAAGCGTTATCCTCAAATTTGCGAAGAGTTGATAGATATATAAACTATATATCGGGAAATGGTATTGATACAGGATATTCGGCATCTACAAATAAAATTGCTATGTCCATAGATATTTTGAGACCTCGTGAAAATGTTATAATAGACTCCGTGGAAAATGAGAAGATTCCTGTAATAATTAAAAATATGAATGATGATAATCCAACTACAAAGTTTATTACTTATTCTAAGAGTAATATTTGCTATTCTATGATAGAGTTGGCTATTTACAATAGCAATCTTCAATTAGTAGATGATGCAATTGATAAACAGAATAATATCAGAAATGCTATTCAAATGAGTGTTGGTAATAATAATAGCAACACTTATCTCGATTTCAATGTTTATAATAACGATTCTTATAAAAACTTTTTGCGCTTTATTAATACTGTTAGTGATAATGGTGATGCCAATAGTACTATTGCTCATTTGGGTCTCGGGACAGACAAAAGTTCTAATATCCTTTTTCATATCGATGGGAATGAAAAATATGGCCTTCAAATTACTAATAATAGATATCCTGCTTCTATAAATTTATTGAACTCAGAAGGGAAAAATATTTATCATACTATATCTGGCGGTGACCTTCATAATAATCACAAATTTACTATCGATGTCTCTTCCGCAAATGTCGATGACCTAAATAATGAACCAGTTATGACAAATGTTTTCACTATAGATGCCTTTCAATATAATGGAGAGAAACGCAAAGGATCTCGCTATGGATTCAACGAAGATTTTACATCTAATATAAATCAGACATTTGTAATTAAAAGCGATTATGATACAGTTCCTATGGCAATTACGAGCAGATACAGCTATGAATATATGTTTAATAGTACAGTTAAAATTGATTATGATAAAGTTATATTTGATATATTATCATCTAACTGGAATAACAATTCTAAGACATATTTCAGCTTTTATAAACAGGATATAACAGAGTTGCCTCAAATAGATGCTAATAATAATGTAATAACTTCTAATAATCTCGAAGATGATGGCTTCATATTCAAAAGAAATAATCTAATATCAAAAAATCTATCGTATATTACCGTTCATTCTAACATTAATTATCCGTATTTTTTCAGCAATTTAGATATTGATTATATGCCTCTTAATAATCAAACATTTAGCATAAATAATGACAGTGTCAAGGATAAATATAATTTAACAAAAGAAAACGATTTTTCATTAGTACCACAAGGCATATTTTATAGTAGCAATGATGATATTAAACCCAGCGATATTTCAGAAAAAATACTTGCTACAAGTGATACTGCTGTATTTAACGTATATGATAGTAATATATTATTCAATTATGAATATATTAATAGATATATTATATCCGACCACATATCCTGTAATATCTCTATAAGTGTCAGTTCAAATATCGAGAGAATTAATAATAGCAACTATTTTAATATTAGCAACTATATAACGACAACTTTTGGAACAACAGCACAGCCTTTTAATGAACAAGAAAATGTAATGGTACATACCTATATGGATTATAATCAAAATGCTATTAATCTTAATGTAAAGTTTTTAGAATATTCCAATATATTTTTAAATACATATACTACAAATATTTTGAAATATAATTCTAATATAGCATATGACGGCGTGTTTTTTTCTGTCCATACTAATCATTTGAATATTGCTACATCTAATGTTATATTTGAAGAGCTATTTGAACCAAGCACAGCATACCTATCTATAACTTCAAATATTCTAGATAATAACTATATAATTTTTAGAACATCTAACTATTCTATTAACAACAATGCTAATGCTACACAAAGAAATATGGTTATACAAAAATTTAGTTCTAATGTTTTTCAAGATACATTTGATATTTTAGGAAATACTATAAATAAAACTTTGGTAATCGAAGAATATTTTAATAACTATTGTAATTATAATTTGGAAGATATCAACATAGGAATTCGCAATTATAATTATAAAAATTATAAACCACACATTTCTTTAATAAATGATGTTGAAAAAAACAATAGTGTTTTTGAAGGTCACGAAATATACAGTTATGATGGAGTATTTGAAATCAAATATGCTAACTCCACAAATAAACAATTTGTTCCTCTTAAAATTGATAATCTCGGCAATATGTCTATTCACGGCGGTTTGGATATGAGTGGCGATTTGAGATTTGATGGGCATATATATGACGCAAACGGGAACGATTTAATTGAGATACTTAACAAAAATTATTATAAAGAATATGAGATAAATTCTAGTAATATTCATTTTAATTCATTGGGTTCAAATGGTCTTGAAATTAACTCTTATGCCAGTAATTACCACATAGATTATAAGTTCTTTTATGTTAAAGATTATTTATCTTCAAATATAATCAATGATATTTTAATATTGCATAAATCTGAATTATTAAACAACACATATAATCTGGATTTATATGCCGATATGTATATCAACTGTAATTTATACATAGAAGGTGAAGGAAACAACCCTTCATTATCAGTATTCCAAAAACATAATCAAAATATTATACAAGTTGCTAATTTGGATCGCGAAGTTATGACAGTTGCTTATGATGGAAGTGTGGGATTAGGAGTTACAGAGCCACAAGGAACTCTCTTTAATATTTGTCAGAATAATATAGACAACAATGTTATCTCGGCTTCTAATTTGAATCGCGAATTGCTGACATTAGCCTATAATGGTGGCTTAGGATTAGGTGTTACGCAACCACAAGGTGTCTTACTAAATGCTCGACAGCATAATATAGATTGCAATATTATCTCAGCTTCTAATATTGATAGAGAAGTACTTACAGTTGCCTATGACGGTAGCATTGGATTTGGTGTTACACAACCGCAAGGAATATTGATAAATGCCCGTCAAAATAACATAGGAAGCAATATTATATCGGCTTCTAATATTGATAGAGAGGTATTAACTGTTGCCTATGATGGAAGCATAGGTTTTGGTGTTTCGCAACCACGAGGAATATTGCTAAATGCCCGACAGAATAACGTGGGAAGCAATATTATCTCGGCTTCTAATATTGATAGAGAAGTCTTAACAGTTGCCTATGATGGTAGTATAGGTTTTGGTGTTACACAACCACGAGGAATATTACTAAATGCTCGTCAAAATAACTTGGGAAGCAATATTATCTCGGCTTCTAATATTGATAGAGAAGTCTTAACAGTTGCCTATGATGGAAGTATTGGATTTGGTGTAGCTCAACCGCGTGGAATATTGCTAAATGCACGACAGAATAACTTAGGAAGCAATATTATTTCGGCTTGTAACATTGATAGAGAAGTACTTACAGTTGCCTATGATGGAAGTATTGGATTTGGTGTAGCTCAACCTCGTGGAATATTGCTAAATGCTCGACAAAATAACTTGGGAAGTAATATTATCTCGGCTTCTAATATTGATAGAGAAGTCTTAACAGTCGCATATGATGGAAGTATTGGATTTGGTGTTACACAACCGCGAGGAATATTACTAAATGCCCGCCAAAATAACATAGGAAGCAATATTATTTCAGCTTCTAATATTAATCGCGAAGTCTTAACTGTTGCCTATGATGGCAGCATAGGTTTTGGTGTTGTTCAACCACGTGGAATATTGCTAAATGCTCGACAAAATAACTTAGGAAGCAATATTATCTCGGCTTCTAATATTAATCGCGAAGTCTTAACTGTTGCCTATGATGGAAGTATGGGATTAGGTGTAGCACAGCCACAGGGGGTTCTCTTCAATATTCGTCAGAATAACATTGGAAGTAATATTATATCAGCTTCTAACATTGATAGAGAAGTGCTTACATTAGCATATGATGGAAGTATGGGATTAGGCGTAGTACAGCCACAAGGCGTTCTCTTCAATATTCGCCAGAATAATATAGGCAGCAATATTATATCTGCTTCTAACATTGATAGAGAAGTCTTAACTGTTGCCTATGATGGAAGTATTGGATTTGGTGTTACGCAACCACGAGGAATATTGCTAAATGCCCGTCAAAATAACATAGGTAGCAATATTATATCAGCTTCTAATATTAATCGCGAAGTGCTAACAGTTGCCTATGACGGAAGCATTGGATTTGGTGTTACACAACCACGAGGAATATTACTAAATGCTCGCCAAAATAACTTGGGAAGCAATATTATTTCGGCTTCTAATGTTGATAGAGAGGTATTAACTGTTGCCTATGACGGTAGCATTGGTTTTGGTGTAGCTCAACCTCGAGGAATATTGCTAAATGCCCGGCAGAATAACTTTGGAAGCAATATTATTTCGGCTTCTAACATTGATAGAGAAGTCTTAACTGTTGCATATGACGGTAGCATAGGATTTGGTGTTACGCAACCGCGAGGAATATTGCTAAATGCCCGCCAAAATAACTTTGGAAGCAATATTATTTCGGCTTCTAATATTGATAGAGAAGTCTTAACAGTAGCCTATGATGGTAGCATTGGATTTGGTGTTGCTCAACCGCGTGGAATATTGCTAAATGCTCGCCAAAATAACTTGGGAAGCAATATTATTTCGGCTTCTAACTTAGATAGAGAAGTCTTAACTGTTGCCTATGATGGAAGTATTGGATTTGGCGTTACGCAACCGCGAGGAATATTACTAAATGCCCGACAGAATAACTTGGGAAGCAATATTATTTCGGTTTCTAACTTAGATAGAGAAGTCCTTACAGTTGCATACGATGGTAGCATAGGATTTGGTGTTACACAGCCACGAGGAATATTACTAAATGCTCGTCAAAATAATTTGGGAAGCAATATTATCTCAGCTTCCAATATTAATCGTGAAGTGCTAACAGTTGCCTATGATGGAAGTATGGGATTAGGTGTAGCACAGCCACAAGGGGTTCTCTTCAATATTCGTCAGAATAATATAGGTAGTAATGTAATATCTGCTTCTAATTTGAGCCGCGAATTGCTAACATTAGCATATGATGGAAGTATAGGATTAGGTGTAGTACAGCCACAAGGGGTTCTTTTTAATATTCGCCAGAATAATATAAGCAGTAATGTTATATCTGCTTCTAATTTAAATCGTGAATTGCTAACACTGGCATATGATGGAAGTATGGGATTGGGTGTTACACAACCACGAGGAATATTGCTAAATGCTCGCCAGAATAATATAGGAAGCAATATTATTTCGGCTTCTAACTTAGATAGAGAAGTACTAACAGTTGCCTATGATGGTAGCATTGGTTTTGGTGTTACGCAACCACGAGGAATATTGCTAAATGCCAGACAAAATAACTTGGGAAGCAATATTATATCGGCTTCTAACATAGATAGAGAAGTACTAACTGTAGCATATGATGGTAGCATTGGTTTTGGTGTAGCTCAACCTCGAGGAATATTGCTAAATGCTCGTCAAAATAACTTGGGAAGCAATATTATATCGGCTTCTAATGTTGATAGAGAAGTGCTAACTGTAGCATATGACGGTAGCATTGGTTTTGGTGTAGCTCAACCTCGAGGAATATTGCTAAATGCCCGTCAAAATAACTTGGGAAGCAATATTATATCGGCTTCTAATGTTGATAGAGAAGTGCTAACTGTAGCATATGACGGTAGCAT